TTCGATCAGATCTTTCGCCTGCTCGTCGAGCTTCTTCTGCTGGATGTTCTTGCCGAGTTCGTCCCATGCAAAGCCGTATTTCTCGATCGCCTTTTCGAGCCGCTCGGCGTCTTCTTCCTGCTCGCGCGCAAAGCGATCGAGCTTCTCCTGCGCGGCTTGCGTCGCTTCGTCGAAGTCTTCGATCTTGTCGGTGTTAAAGATCTTGTCGATCTCGGCGTCCGTAATTCCGGCCTGCTTCGCCAGGCGGCGGAAGGATTCTTCGCTGCCGCCGACGCTCTTCAGCCAGTCGGCGCGCGACTTCGCCAGTTCGGCTGTCGCGTCCGCCGCTGCCTGCTCGGCGTCCTGAAACTTGTCGATCACGGCTTGAATGCCCTGCGCCATCCGGTTGAACGTTTCGCGATCGCCGACTGTCTCGAAGCGGTGAATCTGATCGGCCGTCACGCCTGCGGCGGCGGCGAGCTTCTCGAATTGATCCTGTGAGCCGAAGTTGTCGCGCATCCACTTGTCGCGCTCTTTGTTCGTCGCCTTGCCTTCGGTCTTGAACAGCTTCGATCCGAGTTTCTGCAGTCCTTGCATGCCGAAGCTCATCGCAGCCGACAAGCCCATATTGGTGAGACTGTCGGTTAGCTGCTTGCCGATGTTCTTGAACAGGCCGGACATGCCTTCGCCGCCGCTCATGCCTTTCCAGAGATCTTTAAAACTGCTCTTGATGCCGCTGAAGACGCCTTCAAAGGCGTTGATCGAGTTCGGCGGCGGCAGCATCGCCATCTTCAAGCCCTGTCCGAAGACGGCCGTCGCGTCCGTCAGGCCGACGATCTTGCCGGTCAATTCTTCGGCCAGGCGGATCGGCGGCTGCAGCGCGGCGCCGAGCTTCAGATCGGGCATCGGCGGCACCCAGCCCGGCGCGCCGATTCCTTCGCGCTCTTTCTTCAGGAACTCCGGAAGCTCGATGCCCATCACGGCCGCGCTCAGATCCGTGCGCATCTTCGTCGCAAGCGCGCTCAGCGTTTCGCCGCGACGAATCGCCTGATCGAAGCCCGCGTTCAGCGTCTTGAAGTATTGGATCTGCTGATCGTTCGACAGTTCATAGATCCGCGTGACGTCGCCGATCAGCCGCGCGAGATCTTCGGCGGCGTTGATATCGCCCCGGAACATATCTTCTTGCTTTTGCGCGAACGCTTCCTGCTGCCGCTTGCGCTCGTCGGCGGCGCGCTGATTCGCGCGTTCGCGATCTTCGCGCGCCTTCTTGTCCTTTTCGGACTCGCCAGGCTTCGACGGCGGCGGCGGCGCGTCGTCGAGTCCGAGATCTTTCTTGAGCTTGGCGACGATATCGCGCGCGACGATCTCGTCGATCGACGTGTTCATGACTTGCAGGAAGAAGTCGGCGATATCTTTCAATTCGCCGAGCAGCGGACTGTCGTGCAGCACGCGCGCCGCTTGCATGCCGAAGTCGCCCGTCATGATCACGAGCTTGCCCATCGTCCCGCGATACGCCGCTTCGAGCTTCGTCAGGAACTTGTCCCATTCGTCGCCGAGCTTCGCCAGTTCCTGAATCTGATCGTCGGCCGTGACTGCCGCCTTGCTGCGGATCTTGTCGAAGTCTTCGAGCGCGACGCCGGTAAAGTCGTCGTAACTCTTGCCGACCAGCGCATTGAGCGCGACGGTCCGCTTCGCTTCGTCCTGCAGCTTGCCTGCGGCCGTCAGCACGGCGGCGAACTGATCTTCTTTGCCCATCGCGCGGATGGCGTCCCAACTGAGTCCGAGATCTTCGATCGCCTTCTGCGCTTCTTCCGTGCCTTTCGCGATATTCAGGCCGAGCTTGTTTGCCGCGCCGGTCAGCGTTTCGAGCGATGACCCGGTCTGCCCGGCGACGAACTGCAGTTCCTGAATCATCCGCGTGCTGAGTCCGGTCTGCTGCGCCAGGTCCGCGATCGCGCCAGCACTGTCGAACGTCTGCTTCGCGAAGTTGACCATCGTTCCGGCGGCGCGATCGATCAGGCTCGCGGCCGTGAAGCCAGCGAACATCTGGCCGAATGTCGAGCGCGCGGCGGCAGCGGCGCGGCCCATCAGCGTCAGCTTGTTCTGCGCTTGCTCGCTGGCGAGCCGCAGATCTTTCAGTTCCTTTTCTGCGACTTTGATCGAGTTCGCCAGCGTCTGCAGTTTCGGCGGCACTTCCGTGCCGAGCCGGTTCATCTTTTCGATCGCTTCGCCAGCGATCGATCCGGCGCGCTGCAGTTCCGTGGCGGTCAGCTTCGAGACGCCGCCGAGTTCGTCGATCGCCTTTTCCATGGCGATCGCGTCCTGTATGACTTTGGTGCCAGAGAACTGATCGCCAAACCTCGACAGCGTCCGGCCGACGCGGCTGAGATCGTCTTCCCAGTCCTTGATCTTGACCGACGCCTTATCGACGGCGGCGTTGAACTTGGAAAAGTCGGCGGTGAAGTTTGCTGCCAGCATGATCGGCTAGTTGCGCACGCGCGCCTTAAATTGCTCGCTGAGCCATTCGATCAGCACGTCGTATTGATCCACCGGCAGCGCTTCCAGATCGGCCAGCGTCCAGTGCATTTCGCGGCAGATCACGAAGTCGGAGATACAGCGGTTTCGGAAGGCGCCGGGACTTTTTTTTCGTGCTCTTCGCCTTCGGCGGCGACGCGCAATTCGTGCGCTTCGATCGCGTCTTCGATCTCTTTGTAGCTGTCCAGGTCCAGCGACTTGATCGAGTCGAGCGACACGCTGACCGGCAGATCGTTCGCGTCGCGGAACGACCAGCGCACGAGATACGCCAGCACTTGACCCATGCCAAGCGTTTCCAGGTTCGGCGTCCGCGAGCCGTCACCGTGGAACTTGCCGATAAAGCTCGACGTCGCGGCGCGCGCTTCGCCGACTGTCAGCCGCTTCTTGACTTCGATCCAGTCGCCGTCCGACAGCGGCAGGCGGACGATCTCTGGCGTCACGAATCGCACGCGGGGCATGTCTGTCCTTTCAGTATTCCGGGGGTCCGAGCGTCGCCGACACGCGGCCGGTGGACGCATTGATCGACAGCGTCTGCACCGGCCAGCAAAACAAGCCACCCTTGCGCGGCGCCGTGAACAGCAGCGGACGCTGCCGCAGCGAGAAGCTATCCGGCGCCGGTCCGAGCGCGCCTTCGAGTTCCCACCGCCACGGTTCGCCTTCGACGTCACGCCGCCGCCGGACGATCCAGCGCTCGACAGTCGCGGCCGTGCGATACGCCCACACGATCGCGCCCTTCGGGCCGCGCAGCGTTACGTTGCGAAACACGCGCGCCGCTCCGTTACGGCGTCGCAGGTTCGCGCGCCCACGGACCAGCGGCCATGAACGTGCCCGACAGCGCAGGCGCGTCGTTCACGCCGCAGTCGATATCCGTATCCATGTAAGCCAGACCCGACCAGAAGAAAGTCGGCTCGGTAGAGTTCGGCACGAGCTTGAGCAGGCCAGGCGTCGGCGCGTCGGCGGCTTCGACGAGCGTCGTGTCGGCCGAGTTCCAGTAGCCACCTACGGTGCCGGACACGTCTTTAAGGCCCGGCACGTAGACTTTATTGGGGTCCCCAAAACAGGTCACTTCCAGATGGTCTGTTTTCAGGGACAGCGTCCACGCATTGATCGACGCGATCTCCGTCGCCGTCGCGCCGCCAGTCGGGTCGTAGAGCACTTGGCCGTAACGGCCTGAGAGAATCGCCATGTCGTCTCACCCTTTCCGTTGTTAGAGCAGCGCGTATTGCACTTTGAAATGTCCGCCCCGATGCTGCCAGGCGAGCTTCGGATCGGCGTCGTCGATCTCCTGCAGTTCGATCCAGTCCGTGCGGTGCGTCGTCATCCACGTATAGCCTTCGACAGCGATCGGCGTGTCTTCGAGTAGTTCGTTGATCCGATCGGCGGCACTGTTCGCCGTCTTCGGCGACAGATCGCGCGTGACCGCCTTGACCATGTAGAGATGCTCTTCATACGCACGACGGCCGAAGACGCCGACGTCACGCGAGATCGGCACATGCGAGACGATCGCGAACTTCGTGCGCGGCACGCCGGTTGAACTCGGCATCGCGACTTCGAGCCAGACGCCGTCCGGCAGCAGGCCGATCAGCGTCGCGTCGGCGGCGAGCTTGTTATAGATGCCGACCGTGATCAGGTGCGTGCCAGGCAGACTAGGCATACGTGTCCACGTCGCCGCGCACGAGCAAGCCGTGGCGCGCCATCATGCGCTTGAGCGCTTCGACCATCTGCGCGCGATACTTGACGACGCGCGGGATGAAGACGTTGCCGGGTTCCGTCGATCCACGATTCGCGAAGTTTTTGTTCTCGCGCGCCTGCGCCGCGCCGCTTTCGTAGATGTAGCCGAGCGCCGAGTTTTGCAGCACGAACGCGCGCGCCGTATAGGCGACGTGCTCGCCGCCGACGACTTCAATGCCGTCTTTCAAATGCTCGGGCGTGACTTTCCTGCCGCCGATATACGACGGTGGACCATTCCAGAGCGGATACGCCTGTCGAATGTCTTGCGCCGCGCGGTTCGCGTGGACGTTGACAATGCCGCGCGCTTCGTCCGTCAGTTCTGTCGGCAGGCGCCGCAGCGCGTCGTAGAACTGCTGCATCTCCCGATTGATCACGACGCGCGCGCTCACGGCTTTTGCTCCGTGCAGAAGGCGACTGTCTCGGCTTCGAGTTCGTCGGGTGTCTGAACGTCGTTCACGTAGAACGTGCGCGCGCGAAACTGGATCGTGGTCTGCGTCGTGATGCCGGGGTGATACGGGCCGGTGAGCACATACGTCGCCTGCGCGACGATCGTGCTGACCGTCAGGCTTTCGAGATCGCGCACCGTCGCCGGACGAATCTGGCAATACCAGCGTGGGGGATCGAGCGGCACAGGCGTTTCCGTCCAGCCGCCTTCGCCGTCCGGCACGAGCGCGCCAGGACCGAGCAGCGAGACAAGATGCGGCCGTTCGGCGATCGACGTGCGCGGCCCAATGCCGAGACTCATACGCTCACCCGGCGGAAGTCGCTGATCGCGTCGTCGTAGCCGAGCGGCACTTCGCTCGCGATCGTGCCGACGACGACGGCGTCGCGTCCGGCCGTCGCATAGTGCGCCGTCAGCAGGCCGACTGCCTGCACGAGCAGCGGCGGGATCTCGGCGACGGTTTGCCAGCCGACGACGATCCGCGCCGTGTAGGGATAGAGCGCGGACGGCGACGGGGGCCAGTCGTCCGGCGGCTCAGGCGGCGGCTCAGGCGGCGGCGGAATCGCGCCGATCGATTGCAGCGGCCGAGCCGGTGCCGGAAAGTCGTTCGGATTCACGAGATGCGACAGGTAGAGATCGCGTGTCTGCGTCAGCAGCGCATAGCCGGTATCGCGCTCGACCCGCTCGCGTGCCGCCTTCACGAAGCCCATTAGCTGCGCTTCGCGCGGATCACCGGCAGGCCAGTCGAAGCCGCAGCGCAGCTTCGCTTCGTCGAGCGTCAGCGGCTCGATCGTCGGCGGCGTGATCAGCACGTTCGTGTTTTCGACGGCGCGCCGCTGATCGACGAAGTCGCTGCCGCCGTAGCCGTAGCTGGTGCACGTCATGACGTCGGCGCCTTTGTCAGCGCGGCGCGCACGACCACGCGCCGATACGTGCCGGTGGTGAACGTGGACGCTGTCGCCGCAGGCGGCGTCTCAGGCAGCACGATCGGCGTGCGCGGCGTGCGCGGCTGATTGCGCGCCGGTAGCTGCACGAGCGCGAGCGGCGTGCCAGGCGCCGTGCACGTCGTATGCGGCGCGTCGTCTACCGGACACGGACCGGGATCACACTTCATGCCGCTTCCGTGAGCGTGAACGCGACGGTGTTGCTGACGTTGCCGGACGGCTGCTGCACGCAAACCGGCAGCGCGATCGCCGCTGCGGCCGTCGCCATGTTCACGGTTGTCGTCAGTTCAGTCGGCGAGACGAACGTCGTCGGTTCCGGCGCGCCGTTCCAGACGATCACGCTGCCATCGACGAAGCCCGTGCCCTGCACGGACAGCGTGAAGTCAGGCGCGCCAAGTGCAGCGGTATCCGGCACGAGCGCCGCGATCGTCGGCGGCGGCGCCGTCGTGTCGTAGATCGGTTCCGGGGGCCAGCCAGGCGGCTGTCGATACGTCGGATATGCGGCCGGTGGTTCAAGCGGCACGTCGCGCGGCGGTTTTGCCATTGGGCTTCTTCCCTTTCACGGAGACGCGCGGCGACGGGACCATGAACGCCGCCGCGCGTTCCAGCGCTTACAGCAGGATCACTTCGCCGAAAGCGCCGGGTCGATACACCGCGAGCGCGAGCCGCTCTTCGGCGCGAATCGCCACCAAATTCTTGATAAAGAAATCCTGATGGCTATTGGACGCTTCGACGCGAATGCCGCCCTTGCGGAAGACTTGCGACGCCGAGCCGAAGGCGCCGACGAGCGCCGTCAGTGCCGGAATCGCTGGCGTCACGGCGACAGGCAAGCCCCACAGCGTCGGACCCACAGGCGCCGAGAACGGACCGCCGCCGATGTATTCGCCGGTTGTCGTCTTCGTCAGTTGGATCTTTTGCCAGTCGGCCGGATTCATGACGATTCCGTCCGGCATCAGGAATGACGAATTGAAGAGCGCCATCATCTGCCGGAAGATCGCGTCGGCGGCAGTGTCCGGCGCCGCGCCTTGCGTGACGTCGGCGGCGAGTCCGGTGCGGTTACGAATGCCGACGATATCCGGCGCCGTTACCGTGCCGTTGAGCAGTTGATCTTCTTCGGCGAGTTCGACGCCGAGCCGCAGCCGCGCGTCGATATAGCTGCGGATCTGCGCGACGTCTTCGAGCATCTCTTCGCTGACCGGCAACCAATGCGCGATCTTGCGGACCGGATCAGATGCGGCGTCGAAGGTCAGCGTCGATTCAGGCTTTACCGCGCCTTCCGCGACGGTATCGGCCGCGTTCACGAACGACGTCTCCCGCATGTAGCTGATCAGATTCGAGTCGGTCGTGCCAGGCGCGATCAGATCGGCGACGACGCGGCGCCGGAAGAGCGTTTCGAGAATGCCCGGCCGGACGTCGGGCAGCACGAGCTTGCCGCCGCTGGCCGGATCTTCCGTCAGCGTCGCGGCGTATTGCTCGACGTGCGACGCGAAGCCCATGCGTCCGCGCCGATCGAAGAGTTCGACGGACGGCGATCGCCAGGACGCGCTGCTGCGATGTCCGCCCTTCTTGAAGAAGTCGAACGCTTCGGAGCGCACGAACTGCTCGCCCCAACTGAGAAACGACGGATTCCGGTTCGGCAGCGCCGGAAGCGTCGGCGACGCGGACACGAGTGCTTCGATCGTGCGCGCCATGCTGGCGTCGGTCGTGGCGCGATCGATCTGCGCCTTGATCGCGACACCGGCATCGACGAGCGCCTGCACTTCGCCGCGCTCGGCATCCGACAGCACACGATTTTCCGCTTCGGCCGTGCGCGACACGGCGGTGAGCTTCGCGTGCGCTTCGGCACGCTTGGCGTCGAGATCGCGCCGCAGTTGTTCAATATTCATGAGCAGCATCCTTCACAGAGCAGCGATAGCGAGATCGAGCAGATCGCGCGTGGCGCGCGCCTGCCAGGCGACGTCGGGCGTCCGATCCTGATCGGTGGCCTGCGGGGCAGGCTCCTGCGATGTGTCGGCCGTCTGACGAAGTGACGCGCCTGCAGGCAGCAGGCGCGCGAGCGTGTCGTCGAGCGTGCGGATCTCGTCGATCATTCCGGCGTCGAGTCCGGCACTCGCGGAGACGAGCCGCCCTTCGCCGTAGCCGCCGCGCACGACAGACGCGGCGACGCTGCGGCCCTTCGCGACGTCGTCCACAAAGGTGCTGTAGCTGTCGGCGACGATCGACGTCAGATAGGCGAGCGCGTCGTCGCCGAGCGGCGCGTCGTCGCGCAGTTCCGTCTTGAACTTGCCTGCGCTGACGAGCGTGCGCTTGACGCCGTTTTTTTCGAGCGCCGCGCTCAGATCGTTGTGAATCGTGAAGACGCCGATCGAGCCGACTTGCGCGGACGGCGACGCATGGATCTTCGTCGCGTTCGCCATCGTCCAATACGCCGCGCTTGCCATCTGATGATTGGCGACGGCGATCACCGGCTTGACGGCGCGCGCCTTCCGGACTTCGGCCGCGAACTCTGTCGCGCCTGCGACGCTGCCGCCGGGTGAGTCCACGTCGAAGACGATCGTCTTGACGTCGGGACTGTCTACGGCGCTGCGCAGCGCACCCGTCAGCGCTTCAAACGACGTGCCGCCGCTCGCTTCCGTCAGCAGGTTCGCGCGCGGCGCCAGCACGCCATACATGGGAATGACGGCGACGCCGCCGCGTCCAGGCTGCGGCCCGGCGTCGCGGCGTTGCGCGACAGCCGCCGCAATCGTGGCGCTATCCGCCTTCATGCCAGCGAGCCGATCGCCGATGATCGTCGCGACGACGTGCAGCATGCCCGGCGTGAGCGCCCACGGGTGATCGAGCGCGAAGCTCAGAAGGTGCAGATAGCGCTTATGGGTCATATGCACTCGCTTCCCGATGCGGACTGAACGCCGCCGCGCCTGCCGTCAGCAGCGTCAGCGTGTCGGTATTGACAATGAAGGCGAGCCGCGCGGCGTGGCGCTGCGCGCCTTCGGCCGTATGCCCGGCGGCGCGGTAGAGCGGCACGAGATCGGCGACAAGCTCGGCATTCCAGCGCTCGACGTCGAAGGCGCCAGCACGCGCGTCATGCGCGAACTTGCCGACGACGGCCGACTGCCGCTGCCAGGCGCGCTCGATCACTGGCCCGATCGCGATCGCCGCGTCAGGCGTGAAGCTCGGCGTCGCCGTCTCGCCGCCGCTGGCGGTCGTGTTCAGCGGACGCACGAGCGCGTCGGCGCCAGGATCGTCACTGGCTGGCAGGTTCAGCCGCGCGCGCCCTTCGTTGCGCGTCATGATCGGCGCGCCGACGAGCACTTGCAGCGCGGCGGCTTGCTCTTCAAATGAGCCGGTCAGCTTTTCAGCGATGTTGAACTCGACGTAAACGCGATCGCGATCGCGACATTCCGGCAGCAGTTGCCGCTCGATCTCTTCGGCGAGCATGACGAGCCACGGGCCGAGACAGTCCTGATATAGCTGCTTGTGCTGCTCTTTAATGTTCGAGAAGGTGGCGTGATCGAGAATGCCGACCATCGGCAGTGGAACGTGATAGGCGGCGGCGACTTCTTCGCGCGTCAGCTTGCGCGCCGCTGTGTATTCCGCTTGGCGCGGCGTGAACGCGATCGGCTTGAACGTCGCGCCGTCTTGCAGCACCGGCACGGCGCCTGAGCCGCTCGCGCCGCTGAACTTCGCACGCCATTGCGCGCGGAACGATTCGACTTGTTCCGGCGTCCAGGTCTTTGCGCTGGATGGCCGCTCGACGACGCCTTCGATCCGCGCCGCATTCCGCCAGAACGACTCGCGGTGATCCATGGCGGCGGCGTCTTCGGCGAGCAGCCGCCGCAGGGTTTCCAGCGGCGACAACCCCATGAGCGGATTCAGCGGATCGTAGCCGCCGAAGTAGACGATCTCGGACGGCGGAAAGTCATAGACGGCGCCGCGCGCCGTGATCCAGCGAAACGCAGTCGGCGACAGTCCGCCGAGCACGACGACTTGATCGGGCGGCAGGCGCTGCAGGCCGATCCGGTTGCCAGCTTCGCGCAGCTTCAACCAGTAAGCGTTGAAGTAGATGCCAAGGTCTTGCATCAACGTTTCGATCAGCCGATAGCGCGTGACGAACGGCGTCGGGTGATAGAGCCAGGTTGCAAGCTCGTGATCGGCGAGTCGCTCGCGATCGGTATCGCTGACGCGGCGGAAGACGTGGATGCCCAACTGCGCGACGTTGCGCGCGAGAAAGTCGATCACCGTGCGGACGTTCGGTTGCGTCGTGTAGAGATACGCATACGTCTGCGGGTTCGTCGTGCAGCCGCCGTATGACCAGCCGGTGGCCCACGGCGGATCACTGGCCGTCAGTCCGGCGAGCGCCTGCACGGCCTGCAACGATCCGACGCTGCGCACGATCGCCATCAGGGCAAGACCTGCAGAAAGGCGACGTTGTCGCGATGAATGACGACGTCGCCGTCAACCGGCGTCGCCGGGCCAGCCGGACGCAAGAGCGCCGGTTCGCGCAGCACAAGCCAGGCGCCTCGGCTGTGCCAGAGCACGCCGCGCACGGCGACGTCGCTGTCAGACTTCAAGTTCACAATCACGCTGCGCAACAGACAGGGGGGGCGCCACCAGAGCAGACGACTCAACTGCACCGGACGGCAGCGTGCGGCGGCGCGGACGCGCCGGTCAATATTTCATCCGTTAAATCGCGCGGCAGGCGCAAACAAAAAGGTCAGATGCCGAGCCGCCGCGACAGCGTGACCGAGCGCGGCCGACGCGCCGCCGTCGCCGTGCGCAGATAGCTGGAGATCGCGCGGCGGATCACGACCTGCACGCGGACGCGATCGGCACGCGCGATCGCGTCGAGCCGATCGAAGTCGCCAGGCGTCAGGTTCAGGCACAACTGCGCCGAAGGCGCGCCGGACTCGTCGAGCGCCGGACGGCCGCGCGGACGCTTCGGCATCGTCATGTCAGTTCGGCGTCGGCGTGGATCACTCGTCGTCCGAGCCATTCGGCGATCTGCGGCACGAGCGCGTTGCCGAGCGCGCGCAGTCTGTCCACGCGATTGGGAATCCCATGAGCCATTCGGACAGGGCCGGGGAAAGGTGCCCACGTGTCGCTGCCGAATAGGGGTCCATAGTCGAGCGCACGTTCGACTCTTCGCCGAGTGCAGGGCAGTCGCACTCGTAAGCGTGCAGCGGCCAATGGATCACACACAGGTAATCCTCGCAGCACGAGCACGGAATCCAATCCGGCAGATTCTCCGCGAACTCGTCCAGTTGTCCCGTCCGCTGGCCGTAGCGGTGACTGCCTTTGAAGTCGTTCGCGCCGGGGGTAGGCAACCAGCCACACGCGCTCTCGTCTATGTGGGGCACCAACGACCCATGCAGGTATGCAATCCCATTCCGCGTCATACCCGCACTCGGCCAAGTCTCCGAGAACCGTTCCGAAGCTCCGTCCAGCGTCATTTGACAGTAACCCTGTGACGTTTTCAGCCAGCACCCAGCGGGGTCGTATGTCGCGAATGATTCGTGCGAACTCGGGCCAGAGATCGCGTGCGTCGTCAGATCCGCCGCGTCGGCCAGCGACGGAGTGCGGCTGGCAGGGAAAGCCTCCGCAAATAATGTCCACTGGTGCGAGACAGTCGGCGCAGGCGGCGCCGTCGTGCGCGGCTTGTCCGTGCGTCGTTCGGACATCGGCGTATCTCCTGACGTCGGGCCAGTGCTTCGCGAGCACGCGCCGACAATACGGATCGATCTCGACTTGCCAGACGATCTCGCAGCCTGCGCGTTCCAGGCCGAGATCGAAGCCGCCGATTCCGGCGAACAAGCTGCCGACTTTCATTCGACGAGTCCCATCGGCCAGCCGCGCTGCACGCGCTCGCGTTCGACGCGCAGCTTTTCTCCCGTGCTACTCGTCGCCGTCCAGCGCAGATGCTGCGGGTAGCCGTCCACAAACGCGCACGTCCATTGCACCCGGTAGCCGTGTTCGTTGATCTCAGCCTTCGGCGTCGAACCGTGCTCCAGTTCGATCAGCGTCGCGGCCAGGTTCCGGCGGACGCAGACGACGTGACTCTCGATCAGGCCGACGTAGACGATCATGCGACGATCAGCACGGGGTC